GTTACTAATAACGGTGGTTCAATCCAGCTAAGTGATTAACACTATTGGCTGATGTTTTAATTAATGTCAGCCAGTATTAACTATGGAGGTTATCCAATGAAATGGTTACAAAGTATAAGTAATGTAATACATTCTTTTGTTGATATTAAGAAACAACGGAACAGTAGTAAACCAGTAGTGGATGCTAATGCAATACATGTAATACATCCATATAAAATAGCAGGCATGTGGGTATTTGATGATAGAGATAAAGATATTGTCAAGGAACCATTTGTATCAGGTGCTGATGAAATACTTGATTTTGTATCAGGTTATAGCATTAAATGTACCATATTATTCAGTAATAAACCATTCCCTGGTAATAAATATAGGTTGAACAAGACCTATGATGAAGGCCAAGGAGCTTGGTATATGTTGAATGAATTAGCAGCTAATGATGATTGTGTTGATATAACTAATATTAAACATGGTTGGTTATGTGCTGTTGTTAAGTATTACTTCCAGGGTGATATTCCCAAAGAAATATACTTACAAGTAAAGTAAAGAGAGAAACAATAAACATGGAGAGTAATGGAAGGGTCAAGCCTATGATTGGGGTTCAATTAAGGATATTGACGACTCTCCAAATAATTGTATGTTCTAACATGCATCTGACGACGGTTGGTTGTGTTAGGTTAACTTGGAAGCTTGTGTAAGGTAGTGGATGAAGATTGCCTGCAAGCATAAATGTAGAGGTTGTACTCGCACCAACTGTCAAATGACAGAGTGAAGTTTAATCCACACAGATAGTAGGAGCCGATAAACTGAAAATGATCAGTCTTTTCCCGTTATTAAACATATATAATCCATTCTTCATGGTAGTATGAACTTTCAATTGGCTGTGATAGCCTTGCATGATGTATTTCTCTCGACAGAGGATATAAATGTAGAACGACTAATTCAACGAAAGAATAACGTAGAATAGAAGCGGTAGCCTTGCAGGTAAAGATTAAATCCTGTTCAAGCATACATAATTAAACATTAATCAATTAAATTGTGGAGGTCATTATGACTAACGAAACAAAACAAATTCCATTGTTTGTTGCATTGGAATATATGGCAAAAGTTAATAATCTATTGAATCATTTGATTCGAGAAGATAAGTTCCCAGCAATATTATTTGCTCAATATGATATAATATTTAAAGATCTATTAAGGATGGCTCAATTAATGAACTTTAAGTTCAAAAATATAGATAATGATGAAATGAAACGAGAAGCTGAAGAATTTATGGAAAATCTTGATAAATGGGAAGATGAATATCGTGAAGCACTTGATAAAAAATCAGATGATGAATTAGGTATTTATAAAGCTGAAAAAGATTTTGATCGAGTAATGAAGATGACTGCTGAAGAACTAGTTAGATCACCTGAAGATGCTAAACACCTTGAAAGAAAGGTAAAAGATGTATTGGGTAAAGATCTATTTGGTGAAGTATTAAGTAAGATTGAAAGCAAATCACGTGAACAAGCCTTATCTAAAATCATGAAAGACATGGTAGATAAAGGTGATTTAGACGATGAAGTTGCTAATTAGTATTAAATTGTCAGTGATAATTGTGTGGTTGTCACTGGCAATAATTGTAATAGGATCTTGGATATCGTGTTACTCGTTGGTAATAAAAGATTTAGATATGTTACCGTATGCTCTCAGTTCTGTAGGAGTATCAATTATAATCATATTGATTACTGATATCTGGAGCGAGTGAGAGATAACCTCAACAAAATGCCGAGGAGCTGGATGGGCGAGGGCTATTCTGGAGAGATAGCGTGTAGGCATTGAATTTAAACAATAAAGGAGAAAGATGATGGCAAACAAAACCAAAAGTCTGGATAAAAAGTCATTAGTAGTAGAAGATGACGCAACAATACTTGGATCATTTCAAAAAGGAAAGGTTACCAGGATAGTTGTAGTAGCAAAGATGTGGAAAGACCAGCTTTATATGGATTTCAGACAATTTCATATGGGTGATGATGGTGTATATCATCCAACTAAGAAGGGATTTATGATACCATATAATCAAATAGGTGATTTCTTTGATATGATTAATAATATATCTAAAGTTTGAACCTTTAACAATAACAAACAAGGAGATGAAACGATGGCAAAATACTACGCCAAGCCGTGGATCACTATGGATGCACGCATAAAAGCAGTAAAAGACTATCTATCTGGAACATCACCACAACGAGTAGCTGATAGTATTGGTGTGCATTATACCACAATATATGGTTGGGCACATAAACATTATAAAAAAGCTCGTAATGGTATTACAATTACACCAAGATTGCGTAATAGATATGGTGTAAGGGTAACAAAATCTGGTGTACAAGAAGTAGTAGTTAATAATGGTACTACACCAGTAGATCCACAGCAATTTATTAATCAAATGAATGAAGCTGAAACAATAAAGCTTCCATTAGTTGATAAACCTGCTGAATTAACGGATATTAAGATAGCAGGTAGTTTTGAACTTGTTGACGGAAAAGCCTATGCTAATGAAATAATAGTTAGCCTTGGATCCCGTACAAAGTTCATGTTAACAAAAGACACACTCAAACTATTAAACGACTTAGGAACTAAACTGTTGTAAAACAAGGAGTTAATCATGAAGTGTATTAAACAGATCGCTACAGATAAAATAGTGCGCACGAATGATAAAGCCGCAGTTCTGATGGTCTCCGCTGGAGATTGGAAGTACATTTCTAAAGAGGAATGGAAAATGAAAGTCAGAGATAGTAAACTTATTAACAAGGAGAATCAACATGGCGACAGTCAAGAAAATATTCCTTCTTCATAATTCATCTGCATTTGCTGAAGTAGAAACAACAGCAAATACAATTCGTGAGTTGAGGGAAAGACACGAACTTGGTAATGCGACAATTAATGTCAACCGAGTTGTGGTAGGTGACGATCACGTGGTTGAAGATGGGATGCACATTGCTGCAGTAACATCTAATAAAACCGGTGGTTAATTAATAACTGAGAGTATATGGAGTCGGTCCTTGTAGTTATACCACATTGGTCAATGCTACTCCCCGACTCCCTATCTCGATATTGGAGGGTATTATGCAAGCTAGAGAAATATCTATAGAAGATTATTCACCAGATATGTCAGAGATGGCTGATCAAATGTATCTTGGTCCACAAGGACAAATATTAGAATTATTAGATAATTTTAATCAAAGTTATACCAACTATAATGGTCAGTTACATAATTATAGAGATGGACGAGAGAAATTGGATCCATTAGAAATAACAAAGAAATTTAGATGGAAACCTGGAACATATGCTAAAGTAAAGAAAATGTATGAACATTATGTTATGAGATGGCAAATTCGCCCTCGTGGTGTAGCTTCATTATTTAATAGAAGACGTGATTATTATCATCGTCAAATGTTACAAACATTAGATTCAATTGAACGATTAATGACACAAAGAAGATGGAATGGTGCAGTATGGGCTGAAGATAGTGAACAATTAGTTTCAGATTTTAATCAATTCAAAGATGATTTATCAATGGAATTATCCACTTTAATGTGTTATTTTAATGATTTACCTAAAAATCATGAGAATCCTGATGTTCAATGTTATATAACTCTTCCTGAAACAAGTGATTTGCATGATGAGTTACGTGATGCAGTAATTGTAGTAGAAATATATTGGGATCGTTTAGATCTTAATGTAAGTAATACAGATCGTAAATTATTACAAACAATACCTGGATGGAATACTGCTATCCAATTGAAATGTAATATGATAAAATGGTTTAACCAATATCATGGATCTGGTAGAAAATGGGCACAAGTTAATCGTAGTTTTGGAAATAATAGACCATGGTCAATACGTGGTAGATTTTCTCCTCCTCATGATAATTTAGCTCATCCATATATTAGTCAACATCGTCTTCATTCTTGGACTAATGTATGTACAGGTGATTTAGGTAATGGTATTGCTGATGCATTTATGAAATGTGATTGGGTAAGTATGTATAATTTACTTACAATGTGGTTAACTGAATTTGTTGCAGGATATACAGGACCATTAAATCAACCTAATTATATGCATATTGGTATGCCAAAGGATTGGAATGCAGATTATATTGATGCCATTGGAATACGTACAAGTTGGTGCATAGACCAAGTATTACAATCATCTGTTGAACAATTATCATTTAAAAAACATGGCTATTGTAAGGAAATAGAATGTCAAATGATGAAAACATGTGATGGATTTAAGCATGAAGAAGAAAGAGCTACAAACATTATCAAAGCTATTCCTAATATAACCGAAATAGATGAGATAGAAACACCATTTGAAAGCCAACAAGTAAATCATATATTTAATCGACTATCAGATATGTGTTTAGCTAAAAGTAATGAAGAATTAATGCTTAGATATCATACTTTAACATCTAATGATTGGAAGTATTTAATTCGTAATAAATGTCTTGGTATGATTACAGATCATTTTGGATTTGAAGAAGATTGGTGGGATATGAATGTCCCAGCTAATCCAGATAATGATAAAGAACAAGTTAAGTTAGAAAATGAAATGATAACATGGGCAGTTTCTAGAAATCCTGATGTTAATCAAAATCAACCATTTTAAACAAGGAGAAAGAACATGGCAACATTTACAATCAGTAAGAAAGATTGGAATAAGATTATTAATTATGCTAGAGCCAGATACATTGATGAAAAAGATGAAATTGGTGGAATGGCAATAGTAAAACCTGTATCAGGTGAAGATGAATATCTTATTTCACATCCTACTATCTTGAAACAAGAAACTTCAGGTGGTAATTGTGTTCTGGATAAAGAAGCATTAGCTGAATATTATGTAGACATGGCATTAAAACATGGAAATGATGTACAATTCATGTGGTGGCATAGTCATGGTAATATGGGTGCATTCTGGTCTGGTACAGATACAAAGACAATGGATGAATATGCTAGTGGTATGTGGAGTGTATTTCTCGTAGTTAACATTAAAGAGGAATATAAATTTCGTGTTATGGTATGGAAACCACAACATATGTTTGTTGATACTGAATTAGAAATACTTGGTGTTACTTTAAAGAAAATACCAGATAGCGTTACTAAAGAAGTAGAAAATAAATGCAGTACTCATGTATGGACTACTGTTAAAGCTAATGGTAAACAAACATCATTATTGGATAATGATAATTTTGGAGATAATTGGCAAGCAGATGTTTATGGTTATAATGATTATCATTATCCTCATGATACTTTAGCATTAACCAGGCATAATGCTAAAACTTGGGCTTGTAGTGCTATTGATGAATTGAATGATGCTTACATGGATGGTACTTTAAAGTACAAAGATTATGTTGAAGCTATTAGTAAATTAAATGGGGAATTAGTAGAAGTTAAATCTACAATTAGAGTTCACTGTGAATCAGAAGGTATGTTATTTAATGCTGCTCAGCATAAATATCCTTATCAATTTCTTGAAGATATAGATAAGGAGAAGCAATGGCAACTGACTTAACTTCAAGGTATGATGGTATAGTTAATACCATGCATGAATACACCTATCACATATTGGGTTGCGGAGCTATTGGTAGTTCCGCAGCTCTTCAACTTGTTAGAATGGGTGCAACTGATCTATGTTTATATGATTATGATAAAGTAAGCATAGAAAATGTCGGAGTTTCACAATATGATATGCGTCATATTGGTATAGATAAAGTGAAAGCTTTATCTTATATATTAGAAGACATTAATCCAGATATCAATATACAACAATTTAATGAAAAATTTAAAGAATTGTGTGCTGGTGAACGTAATGTAGCCATATTGGGTTTTGATTCAATGGAAGCTAGGTTACACGCAGTAGAGGCGCTGTGTACGGGAGGTACACGCCCGTTATTCATAATTGACGGGAGGATGGGAGCAGAACACTACCAACAGTATGTGTTTAAAGCTCCTACGTTAAAGAAGTACAAGGCAACATGGTATTCAGATACCGAAGGTGATGTTGAACCTTGTAACAGTAAGGCTACCAGTTATTGTTCAAACATGAGTGGTAGCTTCATAGTAAATGCAGTTAGAAAGTTAATTACTAATCAACCGTATGAAAAGAAGATTATATTTAATTTTCCAACAATGATGTTACAAACAGATTAAGAGAAAATCAGGTGAGAAGCTTCGCTCACCTTTTTTTCTTAAATTACCACATAAGGTGTGATGATAGACACATTTTACTTGCATTGGAATTTAGAATTTAGTAAATTACATAGTTAATTAAAGGAGAGAAAATGGATAATACAACACCTGTTACTGAAGAAGTAACAACAACTCAAACAACAACAACTGAAGAATGGAAATCAGAACATATTGATAAATTAGCTCAGGCCTTAACAAAAGCACAGGCTGAAATTAAAGGAGCTCAGGTATCAAGTACAAATCCTTTCTTCAATAGTAAATATGCAGATCTACATGCTGTAATACAATCATCCCTGCCATCATTAACAAAGCATGGATTATCAATGTTGCAAGGTAATAGATTCTGTACAGTAACAAATGGATTTTATGTAACTACAACATTATTACATGAATCTGGCCAATGGATTCGTAGTGAAATTAGAATGCCTGTTGGTGGTAAGAAAGATGCACATGCTATTGGTTCTGCATGTACATATGGAAGACGTTATGGTTTGTCAGCGTTAATTGGGATAGCACAACATGATGATGATGGTAATAGTAATGTAACAACTGGGTTAACAAAAACTCATGCTGAAAACATTAAAGTAGAAACTGCACCTCATCGTAGAACAACTAACAGTACAAATAAAGGAGTTACTGCATAATGAGAACATTGACAGTCAAAAAGGGTGGAGGTGGAAACTTTCATCCTGGATGGAATACAACAATAATCCAAAGAGCTGAATACGGTACATATAATGGAACTAAATTCATTGATGTATGGTTTGACGGATTTCCTGAATCTTTAAACATGAGAATTTATGAAACTCATAACAAAGAAGGGGAAGAGTTTGCCGTTGGACAGCTATTTAGATTTGCAAATGCTGGAATAGTTGAAGGATTAGAAGGACCTGATGGTAATATGGTAATTAAATTGTCTGATGAACCTGAAAATCTCAATGGATGTACGTTAAATATTTATCTATATAAAGATGGAGATTATTTACGTGTATTAAAACAAACAGCACCAACAGTATTTAACAATGCTGTAGATTCATTTAGTGATGATGATATTGTGTTCTGGCAAAAGAAAGCTGAAGCATACTATCATAAATATGTATTAAAAACTGATAATAGTACACCTATGCGTGAAAATACACCTGCAGAAGTACCATTTTAACGATTATGGGATACTTTAAAAGTAAACTCATAGAGGATATGAGCAATAATCCAGAATATTATGAACGTATTAATGATATAATAGAACTGGAAGGTTGGAAATATGATAGAACCGGTAAACATAAGATTAGAGCTAAAAAGACTGATTTAAATAAAGATTAGTTTAACTCTAATTAATCTGCCTGAGTAGATACGCTCCCTTACGATTTGACAGACAATACATTCGTATTATCCTCACAGCTATCTGCTCAATATTTTGCGCTCGAAGAGGTACACTGCATTGGTTGACTGCCAAGTAAGTCTGCGTGTCGACAATTTGGGCGCATTCAATTACAACGCTTGCGTGAGCAGTGCACGAGAAAAACGATGTCTCTGCTAGTTAATGGGTAGGGCATCTCTACAGGTAGCACCTGTCTGAGTACCTGCCCAAGTTGTAATATAATTGGGTGAAAACCCTAAGAGGCGGGGAAGTAGTCGGAGCCATGGAAACCGAGATACGTAAATGGTTACTTCCCCATAAATTTCACTAAATAGTAAAACACTAAAAGGAGAAGTGATGATAAATGATTGGGGATTAATGTATAATCATACACATCCTGTAGCTAAAAGTAAACAAAGAATAAATGAAAAAGAATCATTTGCTGTTAAATTATGTCCAGAATGTAATCGTGTGTATGAAATAACACCTAATCAGTATAAGAAAATTTCAACAACACATTATTATAAAAACTTCCCAAGAAGAGGATTATATAATCAATTGTGTTTTGCATGTAAATAATGATACTAAGTTAACAATACTGATAATCTTATGGCTTTTGGATAAAGTAATAATGGTCATATTATTTTGGTTAATTAAATAAGGAGAACTATGTACTATAATACAACCAATGAACGAAGCATAGAGCTAGAAAAAGCTCGTGATTCTGCTACAAAGCAAGATAGCAGAGTTTATGCTGTGTTCGCAGCCCATGGAGTAGCTGCTATGTTAAGTCCATGGATAGTAAAAGAAGAGATGAATACTGATGCTCCCATTACAAGCATTAGAAGATCTATGAATACATTGACCAGAAATGGTCGATTAATCAAAACTACTGTAAAGGTTATGGGACCATATGGAAGACCATGCTATTGCTGGAGATTAAATGATGAGATTAAAGCCATTGCCTGATCACTGTATTGAATGTGATAAACCAATAACAGAAGGAATAGTTTGTGGTTTCTGTCAAGATGTATTAGATGGAGCTATCTGTGGAATTTGTAAGAAAATGGAAGATGATTGCCTATGTAAATACATTGATATGGAAGATTATGTAGATGAAGAAGATAAATAAGGAGAACTATGACAAGAGAATTTGCATTCAGCCTACATAGAAGACATTACTTTCAGGAGGCTGATAAAGAATCAGAATGGCAAGGTTTAGATTCCGATACATTTATGTCATTATATGAATATGATGATTATGTAAAGGAGTTCTTTGCTAGCCATAAAACATTAGCAGGATATGATGGCTTAATTTACTTACCAGATGAGTTTATCTTAGATGTAGATGGAGCTAATGTGGATAATGCTAAAGAAAAAGCATATGGATTATCATTATACCTTAATGATGTAGATATACCATTTAATACCTATTTCAGTGGTACTGGGTTTCATCTAGGCATTCCAACAGATGCCTTTAGATGGAAACCAGCCGCAGATTTACATATATTAGTTAAGCAAGCACTAACTAAAGCAGGTATATTTGAATATGCTGACCCAGCTGTAACAGATAAACCAAGATTGATACGTATTGTAAATACTAGAAATAGTAAATCTGGTCTATATAAGGTACAGATTCCTAACAAATGGTTAGAAAATCTGGAACCAACTGATCAGATACTAGAATACGCCAAACACCCACAGAAGCTGTTAAATAACGTGATGGAGTGTAACCCTGTATTTGATACGTTATCGTCTTCTACACCCCAAGAATCGTCTAAAACCGATACCATAGTGAACCAGGGTAGGGTACCTGATCCTTCTAACTATCCCTGTATTGGTGGTATGTTGGAAAGTCAACCTATGGGAAAAAGACACAATGTAGCACTAAGATTAGCTGCATGGTTTAGATGGCTTTATCCAGAAGGTGTAGTAAGATATGTACTGGAAGGTTGGAGACAGAAAGTCGACAATCCTCGCAGTCCATTTAAAAAAGCTGAAATGGATAAAATAGTAACAAATTGCTACGATGGCCATGGTGGACATGGATATCGGTATGGTTGTAATGATCCTATAATGGATGAATATTGCAAAAATACCTGTAGGCTATACAAGGCCAAGAAATCCCAATCCACGATGGATGCCTCTTCAATGGAAAAGGAATTGATAGAATTTCTCCGTAAAGATCTAGCACCAATAGATATCGGTAAAATCTATGGACAAACCTTTCCTATATATCCTGGTGAAGTGGTAATCTTACAAGCACCACCTGCATCCATGAAGACAATGTTACTTCAGAATTGGATGACGCACTTTAAACGACCTACATACTTTATGGAAATGGAGATGTCTCCACGTCAAATATGGAGTAGGTTCGTAATGATTGCTAAAGGGTGGAGCGAAGTGGAACTCGCAGCACATTACAAAACCTTCCAAAATGGAATTGACAAGGAGTTTAAATGGTTAACTGTTGATTATTCACCATGTTATCCGTTTGAGCTTGAAAAACGCATTTCCATGCTCCCTACTAAACCTGAGATTGTAGTTGTAGACCATCTGGGATTATTTAGGAGTAAACAGAAGGATAATAACATGAAAGTAGAGGAAGCATCCCAGGCATTGATGGAGCTTGCAGTTAAACATAACATTGTTGTGTTTGCTGTATCTGAGATATCAAAGTCAGCCTTCAGAGAAGGTATGGATATTGCCTCTGCCAGAGGTTCCTTTCGTATTGCATATAATGCAAATAAGTTGTTATCTTTAAAGCCCTTCAGAAATGAAGAAGGTCTTATTGATACATTATTACTGAAAAGTGATAAAAATCGAGAAAGAGAACAAATAAGAGTGGAACTAAAAGTAGAGAATGCAAGGATATTACCTTATGACTAAGCCCGAAATGGATATATTGATGAAGAAGATCTTCTCAATTGTCAATAAAACTCGTGATGCAGGACAAGCAGAGTATGCTCGTGCTGATGAAGATGTATTTGCAAACTTTCGTAGAGTTGGATCCTATACGGGTCAACCTAAGGAAGCAGTGCTAATGACATATTTCATGAAACATATTGATGGCATAGCATCGTATATTAATGGTCATACTTCACAGCGTGAAGATGTGACTGGACGTATAACTGATGCGATTGTCTATCTATGCCTACTTTGGGGCATGGTTGATGAAGGTAAGTAAGTACATTGGTATTTTACCTGAAGGTAAATGCCAAATGTGTCATACTACATCCTATAAAATGCATACTTACAAAATAGTTCCCAGCCTCCCCCTATTGGCTGATTGGGACTCCTTAATAATCTGTAAAAAATGTGCCAAACGTGAATTGGGGAAGAGGTGGAAGATGAAGATGGAGGCTCTGCATGAGTAGGGCCTCTATCTATTAAATTTATTTAAAATAAAGGAATAAAATGAAATTTAACGAACAAACATTACTTAAAACAATTGAAGACCTAAAGTTAGATATTATACAAACTGAACAAAATTTAGTAGCAATAAAATTGCATAAAATAGAGTTGGAATCTGAATTAAAAACACTTGGATTCACCCCACCGCCAGATGCAATAAAAAATGCTTTGATAAGATTAGAAATGTATTTTAAATTAAAACCACAAACAAGGAGAGAAGAATATGATACAGAACAACATACTACGGAAGATATCTCGTCTAGTGATCTATGCGAGGGATCTGACTCCACTACCACCTACGAAAGTACCAATGGAGTTCTCACCTCCACGTATACAGCATGATCTAAAATGCATTGATGGATGGTTAGGCACGCAATTTAAAGCTAATCAACAACTAGAAGATGATATGAATGCTGGAACTGGTCTAAATCCTTGAATACTAAATCAGTAAAAGCGAAAGGCCGTCGGCTGCAGAACATGCTGCGTGATGTATTACGTAGCACATTTCCTAAACTCCATGAAGATGATATTAAATCCCAAACCATGGGTATGACTGGTATGGATATTGTATTATCTCCTAAAGCTAGGAAATCTATTCCATATAGTTTTGAATGTAAGAACAAGGAGCGTATGGATTTATGGAAGAGCCTACAGCAAGCTGAAGATAATGCTGGGGAAGGTATACCGGTATTAGTATTAAAACGTAACAACAGCAAGACATATGCTGTTATTGAATTAGATCAATTTATAGGATTAATCAAATGAATCAAATAGGACATTATTATTTTGGGGTGGATTACGATACTAACTACTGGCGGATCAGTTTGTTCCCATTTAGTTTTTGTTTAACAATGGATGATGTATGTGGGATAATCTTTGAAGTGGCAATCTTTCACTTCAAGATCTTTATTGGATCAAAAACAGATGATAAGTTTTAATCTTGGTTCCATGCGCTAACTAACTTATCCTCAATAGTAGTATCCCAAACAGGACCTTCCTTAGCCCAAAAATCAATAGTTTCTTTAGGTATCGGATAACGATCATATAATCCAATAGGCCTACCAACTCCATGCATTAATGCTGCTTGAGTATAAGCTTGTGAACTTTCAGTTGTCCTATCAATACCTTCCTTGCTATATCTAGCATCACCCCAACCTTTGTCATACCCTTCAGGTTCAAAATCCCATACATCAGTCATACTAAAATAATATTCCTCTTTATCCACATCATAACCTATTGATTCTGTTCGTGCTCCTGTGTCTACATCTGACGTATACCATAATCCAGGAGCTGAGACTGAACCATATCCAGGTTGATCTAGTTTAATTGCATGTTCGGAAGGATCATATGTACCTTCCTCCACTGAAGTTTTGAGTTTTTTAAATGCTTCCATATTGACGCCATACCCTTCCGTTGATTCTTTTGAAGCTTTATCAAACCATTCCTTATGATATTGCATATCCGACTCATCTGGTAAACTAAATGTAGAATATTCCTTTATACTTCTCCATCCCTGTTCAGGATCCCCTTTAGTCCAAGATGATGGCTTTACATCCGATTCTGGTAAAACATTTTTGTCTATACCCAAATATATCTTCAATAAATTAGGAGGATTAGCGGCATTCTCAATCCCCGTATAATTATCTATAGCTCCATATTTTGCAGAACCTATATTTACATTATAATCAATTTCTCCTGGGTCTCTAAGCGGCTTACCACTTGTGGAACCTATATTATATGCCTGTTCATCTACAAAATCAACTAATTTATTTATTCTCAACATGCGAGAAAGGTAAGGATGTTTCATATCATAATCATTCAATGCTCGTAAGGCTACAGAGGCAGCATCTGCTTCATCCATAGTCATTTTATCAATCATCTCACCAACATTTCCACCTTCAGTAGCAGTAGTAATTGCATCTTTTGCTAACTTAAATATTTCTAGAATACCTGGCATACTATCTACCTAATAAATCCAGAGAACCTAATGCAGCCTTAATATCTCCAGATGGCTCCTCATACTTCAAGGACAAACCAGCTTTCTTCCTGGCTATAGCTATATGTCTTGGATAACGTTTACGTTTTCTACCAAATAACTTTTCATGATACTTTTTAGTCCAATCTCTGGGGTACATAGCAAGCCAATGCCTGAATACATCCGTACCTCGGCCATCCTTTACGGCAGGTATAATCTTTGAGTTCCATCTACCTATTTCAGTACCAATCTTGTTCCAGAAATCTACCTGTTGTTCATCCTTTTTCTTGTTAGCATAATCTTCATATCCTAATACAATCTTACCAAAGTCTGAATCAGGCATCTGCATAAGACCAGACATCATAAGTGCATATTGTACATCCCCAGGAAATGGACCAGTAATTTCAGATAACAAGCCCCTTCTGGTCTTTTCAGAATCTTCCTCAAAATGCTCCTTAATAGACATAATCTTTCTCCAGGTATCATTCTCTGCAATTGTGTTAAGATCTGCATTTAGACCTACAGAGAGAGCCTGAATAGCAAAGGCCAACCCAGCATACTTCAATATATACATGTTCTCTGGTGAATCCCATTGTCCAGCTAGCATAGAATCCTTACTTCCCTTTAATATCTGATATTGCATATCTACAAAGGATAAAGGATAATGCAGAAGCTGAAACATCAATTGACCAGATGCTCCAAGTCCAGACAATGGATCTTTTACTATTTGACCTGTTTTTGAATCAATCTTACCGGGATACCCGGACATAAGTCTTGGTTTAGCATGTGCTGCATATTCAAATGCAAAAGTATTCACAGCTTTCAATGCTACATTGGTAGCCTTCCTACTAAGTGATACCTCACCCATAGACTCAGCATACCCAGGTTGACTACGATATTGTTGTTCTGCCATAATATATGCAACCCTGAACATATAGTTACGAGACCAGTTTTCAGTGATCCTATGAAAGGTTAAAGCCTTAGATACAGACCAGTCGATACCTTTATTCATTACACGCCATGATTTATTCTGTGCATACTCCACATTGCCCGTTAAGGGGTTAAATCGGACGTCTGACTGACTTATTCCTTCCGCTGGTAGTAGACCCTCTGCATAGAGTTCCGCGCCTATATCACCAAATTTGAAGCCCTGTTCAGCTTCTACCTTATCTAGTCGTTGTGATATCGTACTAGTATTATCATCTCTATCTGTTATTTTCATGCCATCATTATTATACTCATGCATAGATCTTTTCACATTTAAAAAACCAATATCAGTAAAGAAATACATGGCTGATACAGCATTACGTATTGTACCAGTAACAGATAAGCCCATAGCTTTAATGGTTTCAGCAGCTGTAATCAATCTAACAGTATTATTCACCCAGTCAGATCTATCCTTTAAACCCCTGGTTGCTATCATAAACTCATCATTAATCCATTCACGCATACCGGTTACAAATGGTGTATCTACACCAGATTTACCAAAAGACTTCATCACCTCTAAGTAATCTACCTGTATTTTATTAACATGATTAAACCCTATTACATCTTGGGCATACTGTTGCATTATAAAAAGTGGATTCTTATTCCAATAGTTTTCTATTAAATCATTACGAGCACGAGCAGTCTCTGGCTGGCTACCTTGGTGCTGTAATATTCCATCTAATGTTTGTGACATGGTAGCTAAAGCTTTCTCTTGATCTTTTGTTTGCTTAATTGCTGCAAAATTATCAAAATCATGCTTTACCCTAACTAAATCATCCAGAATAAGGTGTGGCATATAGTCACGACCTTTTTTACCAACATTAACACGATCAATGGCATCATTAATAGCCCTGATTGTGCTCTTCGCGTATCCATTGGTGAGTAACGATGACTGCGGATTGTTTTCATTGTATCGCTCTCCGATAAATCTGAGTGATACCACGTCACGCATATTTCTCAGGCCGGCTGTCATTACTGGAGCCATTTCCTGCATTAATACTTTGCCAGCCTCAGCTGCTTGTATAATATCTTCATTATATTCTCCCCTATGCTTCTTGATATTACGAAAATCACCTTGATTCATTTCCATAAGATCCATAAATTGACGAACTAATCTACCTTTATCGCCAGCAATCAGCTCTTCAACTGCTTTTTCATACTTAAATACATCTGATGAATTAGTAGAGTCTTGTATTTTATATTGTAATTCATCTATTGTCCGTAATACATCTATCCCAGGCATATATCTGGTTTGAGGAAGACGATCTTTTTTAGGCTTACCAGCTTGTCTGTCTTTTCTCGCTTCATCTATATGTGCTTTACGCATATGCATAGCAATAACCCTGGAAGCCTGTACTTGCTTATTGCCCTGCGTTCGTTCATAATTCTTACCTAAATTCATATTATCATAAAACTTACCTGTAGCAGGTGACATACGAGCAACTGCAGCTGGTACAATCAATGTTTTACGCCTAACCCAACCTACAGAACCTTTAGCTATTTGTTTTTCCTGTGAATCAATAGCATTTTTAATACGTTTAATCTCAGGTTCTGACAAGATATAATGCTCATGGTAAGGCTTTTTACTGCTTTGCAGCACATCTTCTGCAAAATAGGTTACCATTTCCCTTCCTAGGTCAGTTTCAGCTTTTCCATACATCTGAACAATCAATTTCTTTCTGGTAGTATATCATTACAAAACATAAATAATCTCCCAAAAAGTTTTCACAATTTTGTTTATAGGGTAGGGCACCTTTTTGTTTTGAGTTTGAAAATACCCCATATATGACATAACTTTTTCGTTAACTTTCATTATCTCTTCTTACATCCTCTATCTTTGAGTTCTACCTTGATCTCTTCTGTTTTCAAGCCATCTGTTATAAACTTAGACATCTCCCTGCCCCCAGGTAATAGATCCATCTCCTGCATCATCATCTCCATAGCCGGATCATATAATGATATATCAGATAAAAAGTGACCAACCAGACTAAGCTGATCTTTACCCAACTTCTGAAGATTAGCATTATAATTATTCATAAACATTAATGAACGAGAACCCATACTTCTATTGATATCTTCAAACTCCCAGTCTTTACCATTTTTAAACTGCTTATCATACTTCATCCAATTTTGTACCATCAATTCTAAACCAGGCAATGTTTCATTTACTGTGCCATCTGCATTAACTTCCATGAATTTATTATTGTTCAACCATTGCATAACTTCACTAACAAGTCGTCTATTAACAGATAGATATGGTATTTCAGGAACACCAGGAACCTCACCTCTTGTTGGTATAAACTTACCCTGTAATGGTCTTGGTTTAATTAAATATTGAACCGCATTTAATAAGTCAGCGTGCTGCATAAGATCTTCACCTGCCCAACGTTTAAAATATTGATCTAACAACCATTGATCTCTATTGGTACCCTCACCAAATATCTCATTAGTATATGCTGTACCTGATTTAGCTGCACGTTTCATTGTCTCTAATACATCCCTATAATTTTCAGAGATTTCACTTTGCACTACTGCTGTATGTTCCCTGAAATTACGTGCTTGGGTAAGTCCAAGAAAATTTTCAGGAACAACATGATTAGTGGCTTTGTATAATGAAAAACCTGCACGAGAATCATCATGGTTTAAACTTTGGTGTATGATGGGTCGTTGAATTTCTAAATATGTCCACCCAGGTTCAGCTAAATAACTCTCACCTTTAGGAACAAAACCTATACGATTATCTAAATCATCATACCTGATCTCACCAAGCTTTTCTTTATCTAATACATCCCCTTTATATCTGTAGACATATTTGTTTTCAAATAAGTTACGTCTTTGCGCTTTAGGTATATATCCTTTAGCTGTCTTCACACGATATGTAATGGTCTTTACATCTTTCACTACAGTCATCGCACGTTTCTCTACCAGACCCATCGCAGCTTCAACAGCAGAAAATCTTTCATTGGCCATTTCTAAATCAAACCTCATAAACTTACCGCCAGCTGAATACTTACGTATATTTCTAGCCAATCGAGATCCTTCATGCTCTAACAAATTATACACTGCACCTTCAAGCTGCATTCTACGAGCACCTTTATAACCCCTACCTAATCCATCTTTATATTGAAGATCAAAATCTGTAGTAATAAGATTGCCAGCTTGATCTAAATGTTCTATTGGTTTGAATACATCTTGACCAAACCCCTGAAGGAACGACACCCGTTCAACTAACTGGCTGGTAAATGTAGCCACAGATGATATACGATCTTTTGGTAGAGATCCATACATTGCCTGATCATCAAAGGCACTGGTACTAAGTAGTTTATTAATTAAATAACCTGAGTTATTAAGCTGCATTAACCAATCTTCCTGACTAATTTTCTTACCAGTAGGATCTTTCTCTGGAGCCTTAGCACTGAATCTAATCAGTTCATTAGTAGGAGTAGGTACCCTTCCTTTAGCAATCTGTTTCATAATCTGACCCAGTGCATACTGATCACCTAATCTAAAGTCCTTTGCATGACTTCCAGCATCATAAAACATCTTAACTAATGCCATTCTATTCTTTGGATCTTTACGATACTTCCATAATAATTTCTCGACTACATATGTATTAGGATCTGCAAATAACTTACGAAGATCTTTCTGTATCTTACGCAGCTCCCAACTTTCAGGCGTATGTTTACCCCCAGCATCATAAATATCATTAAAGATAGAAGAAGGCTTACGTAATGCCTGTACTACCGTAGTAATAATATCTCTATCTATAGTCTGATGAGCAGTACCAGCTCTTTGTGGCTGGTTGCCATACTCCATGCTAAACATAGACTGATGATTCATATGATGTTTGGTAGGATCAATGGTCATACCATCTGGAATGTCACCAAAAAGCAGGTAGTTACGCATGTTTGACATTAATACATCATTGACACCACCAAATTGATCAACTGATGACTGATTAATATTACCCATACGCATCAATGTACCAATCTTATCAATAGAATTATTATAATCTCCTGCAACATCATTAAGGTTTCGCATTTCTACATGTGTACCAATACGGAATCCTACATTTTGCATCCAATTTATTACATTCTTCATACCTATATTGGCACCAACAGCCATAGCTTTAGTCTGCTGTAATCGTTTCAGCTCTGAATATCCAATAGATTGATTCATTGTACCAGCCCTAGGTTTTCCACTTTCAATAGATTTACCAAATCCCATTGGATCTATATCATGATCTACTTTATCCATCTGATAATAATCTGAAACAATAGCCATCTTATTAATATTGTGTGCCATTACTTCAAATGGAGCACCAAACCATGTGTATAATTTATCTCCATCCATATCACGTTGATGCAATACACGCAGATCATAAGCATTAACTGATGCTGTCTCTGCCATTATCTTATTACTAATACGTTCCACCCTATGAAAACCTATATCATATGACTTTTTAGGTATGGCAACAGCATTAGCACCAAGTTGTATATCATATTTTTTAACCTTTTCACGCAAGTGTTGCAGTTTCTTTTGTACACGATTACCCTTAGCGTCACGGACATTAGCAACACCACTATTTAATAGGTTAAATACATCACCATATGTAACCTCTATTGTACCATCTTTAATGTATGCATCGATCTGATTGATCACACCCCTAACACCACTACGGGCAGCAAAATCATACCCATCATATGAATCCATATTTGATAGTCTGGCACCACGATTACGAACCATCTCTTCATACACATTATGTACAAGCCATTGATCACCATCCTTACGTATTACTATATCAATACCATTATCTTTGTAAACAAAATCAAGATCTTTTACATTTGTAACCACTTTTTTATAATAACTATTCCCCACAGTCATACCACCAAAGCTAGTATAAATCCTAGCACCAGTATCTATTTCATTACCCTGACTATCCAATGTAGATATCTTCCGTATTACTGGATTGCGATGAACATAACCAGCCTCAGGTATAATATATGCATCTGCTCCTTTGGATGTGATAGGCTTACGTAATATCTCTACCATTTTGCCACGATATAATTTACCTATCGCTCTTTTAATAGTAGCATCATTAGAATCCATGCCATAATGTAATAATTTCTGTGCTAATGAATTAATACCCTGGTCAAATTCAAATCCATCCTGAGTTTTCAGATCATATAATATCCTGGCCAATTCATTATTGGATCTACCCAATAGCTCTGTATTATATCCTCCTATCTCCTGTACAAGGCCTTCCAGTCCTTGCCATGCACGTACAGCCTGAGTCATCCGTACATCATGGAAGTCATTTAATGTATGAGACAATACAACACCTTTTCCTGCTTCTCCTCTGAAACCTAAACCTATATCTGTAGGCAAAATATTAATTATATTATCTGCACCTATCTGTACCATATCTGCACGCCAATCAGATGATGTAAAATTCATTGGTATTAAACCTTCCCTAAAGAACTCCTTAGCAGTAGATTCACCCATAAACATATTAGCATCACCCATTCTACCTGCTATGTCTGGATCATATACCATAAAGCCTTTTAATATAGCAGTAGTACCAGCTTCTGGATTATTATGAAATACCGCAGGTTTTTTACCATTGAAATCACCTATACTTTTACCATCTAATGCCCAGATAACACGAGCTAAGGTTTGATCTATATATATACCCCCATCAATCGAACTTGATTGCGCACTGGGTTTGAGCTCGGGAATTAATTCATTCATAAACTCCATTGCATTTAATCTTTCTGCATCTGATCTGGTCGGATCATTAGAGATGGCTTCTATATTACGTCTAATATTACCTAGATTATAAAATGGATTACCTGCAACAAACTCTTCATCACGTACAGCTGATAAATTAATACCCCTATCTATAATAGTCCTGAAAGCATCCTTTGTATCTCTATCTGCATGATGTTTTGACATATATTCCAACACTTCATAGGACATCCTGGATGTATTACCACCTTCAGAAGTTTTACTATACTTGAAAAACTTACCATACCAAGTAGCACGAAGAGCTGGATCAAATAATACTCTGGTATCAAGGAATCTATTAAAACCTGATGTATTGGTAAAGTCCGTATACATAAGTTGCATCTTAAGCTCAGCATCTTTAAATCCAGGGCTTGCTAGCTCAGCTAAATGTCCAAAGCTATTTTCAAAATTAGTTCTAACATCTCCTGTTAACCTTTGACGTTTAACTTCATACCAGCTGGAGAAATCAGTATTAAGTTTAGCTTTATTATCAGCAGACCAATGGAATAGTACTGTACGACCAGAATTAAGATCCATAGGAACAAGTTCATTAGCTGGCATACCTTCTACATATTCCTGTATCTTCTCTGCCATCTGGAACTCATCCAGATTCCTTCCCTCTTTTTCAAAGTACTCAGTGTATTCCTTATTAACACGAGGCTTACGTTCTTCTGGTTTCTCACCATTTAATATATTATGTAGATCTTTTCTGCCTTCAACTGTTTCAGTCCGATCATTAAGTATACCTTCTTTTTCTAAAAAGAAAACATCATATCCCTTCCCAGATACACCAGGAGCATTAAAGAAATCATCTGATTTATTGGAACGACCAGGAACATCCTTTTGAATGACAATTGTATTACCGAATACCCTTGCTGTATTACGTGTGCCACCAAGAGATGCAAAAGCACCTTTAATTAATACTGGTAACTCTTCATTCCTAAAGGTCTGCCAAGCATTCTTCTTCTGATTATCATTAGTATAATCTTTATCGTTAGCATATATATGATCACGAACACGTTGGATACTCTGATGAATACCTTTATCTACCATATCTTTTATCCAAGCAGGATCAATCTGATTGATATTATCTGGATCAACTAAACCATACTTCTTTGCAACATGTATATCTTTTTCAATTATCACATGAGCCATACTACGTTTATATAACTCACCAAACTTACCAGCATCTGCTTTCATCTGCTCAGCCTGATCTACATTAAATGATCTCCCCATCTCAATCTTTTTATTCACACTCAACATCAGTTCAGCTAATGCATCATAAGTTTTAACCTTTAAAAACTCTTGGACAGCATCATCCAAGGTTAGCTTACGCATATTTTCTTTACTACCAAGCTCACTGGTTAGATTATCCATTAACATATCTTTATATTTCAATGCTTCACCACGAGTACCAGCAAACTTACCAAGGTTATTAATTTTATCCATGATAACACCAATATAGTTACGTCCACCTTCGGTAGTTGTAGCAATAGCATTGATACCTTCACCAATAGACATAGTATAACCTTCGATACCTTCAACCAATACTTTATCTGAAGCAGATCGTAGCTCTACAAAACGTGATACTTCTCCCTCCATAGATTTAAGTAAAGGTTCATACTTTTCATCTCCACCATAATATTTACGTAATCCTTTCAATGCAATATCAATTTGTGTTAAGCTCTCTGGATCTTTTGTTCTATTAAATATATCCAGTCCTTCCATTAACAGTGCACGATTACTTTGCAGTTCAACACCTTGTGGATCTGTGTCAAGAAATTCCATAACTTTAGTAGCCTGTTCAGAAACACGTCTAGCAAATACGGCATCCAACATATTATATACTTTATCTACATCGCTAACATAAAAAGGTTGTTCACCTGTCTTTGGATCGGGTTTAAATAAAGTTGGTACCTGATGAACATTAGGCCCATCAATAGCTTTAATAATTTCTACCTGCTTACGCGCCAAATCATTTTGACGGTCAATATCTAAGCCCTCTTTAGATGCTTGCTCCTTGATGGCTGCGGCAGATTGTATCTGTAGACCCTGAATAGGATCAACTGTCAACATTCCTCTATCCTGGGCCGTCATAACCATACCTAATGCTTCGTTACTATAATTCCAATCACGTAATAACCTTTGCTGTGTATAACTCTGGACAGCTTCAGGAAAATCTCTACCAAATGATGCTAGATATGCATCTGCTGGACGTATAAGATCAAGCTTTTCAAATCCTTCAACCAAAGCTCTTGCTACATCAAATGGAATAGTCTGCTGTGTTCTGGTATCCTTTGCCTGCATCTCAGCAGCTGCAATGATAGGATGAATCTCCTGTTGAATAACAAGTTCTAAATTAGTAGCTTCATCTATAGCTTCTTTAACAGTATCCTCAACTCGCTCCTCCTTAGCAGTTAAATCACGTCTTCCTACCTTATATTGATTAGGATTCGCCAATATTCTGCCCACAGTATTCAGATCTTCCCATTTATCTTTCACACGAAGAGCACGATCAGATGCTATGACAAAGTTCTGTTCCGTAGTATCTAATTTATCTAAGTCCTTAGTGGACATATGATATATACGTTCCAATGCATCAATACCAACACTATGGATGAGAGATTTAAGGTATGGATTATCAGCACCATCCAATGCTACATACTTATTAAAATTCTTTCCATGATTTTCTTTAATGAGCTGGCTAGTAGTTCTATCTACAATTCCCTCAACGATAGGCATAAGATCTACATTATATAAAGGATCATTTTGGTCTTTAATATCAGTACGAATTAGTTCACCCTTTTCATTCATACGAAATCCAACCTTTTGAGGAGACGTTGTTTCACGGGCTAATCCAAGCTCACGTAATACAGCTAAGGTAGATTGGATAGTTCCAAACTCACCAAGATTAGTATTCATAGGTATATTCATTACACCAATCTCTAATCTCTTACCATCAGATGTTTCTGTAATTGGCATACCTGTCTTTTCACCAAGCTCAACCATCGCATTGAAATATATCCTCTTCACACCTTCAGCTACATCCTTTGAAAGCCTAGCTGCAGTGCCATCATAACCATGTTCGCCTATAGTAGTACCATCACTGAATTGAATAGCCTCCAGCTTCTCCTTCATAGCATCCAGATTAGCTCTTCCTAACCTACGCACCTCAATCATCTTATATTCACGTGGGTCAGCATGACCGCTCATCCCCATGATATTAGCAAGACGACCTATATCTTCTACAATCTTATGTGATGGATTAAATTCACTTTCAAGGAATGTTTGATCCTTTGAATGTTCACTAAATATTTTCTCTATTTGATTACCCACAGTTTGAGACCTGAAAGCACCACCAAAGGCAGCCGTAGTCTGTCCTTCATTGTAGGTCTGAATCATATCGGTGATACCTTCATGCTTGATATTTAACAGATCCATAACTTCATTATGTCCCTGGAAGTCCATGACATATTCACGCATTGTTTCTCTGCCCCATGCACCACGGCTCTTTGTCATCAAGCCAGCAATAAACATATGTGTCATCAGCTCACGTGGATCCATCTTGTCCATCATACCAGATTTAATCAACTCAAAGTTCATAGCTCCAGCCCCAATAATCATACGAGGAGCAGATGCTAAGTAGTCAGCAGCATAACCTTTCGCCCATGCAGAAGTACCAGCCTTACCAGCTTCAACCTGATAAGCTTTTAATAATCCATAGACATCATCCATTGGCATAATATACCCACCAGCTTTATTTTTACCTGCACGTAATCCACTAAGAATAGTAGATTGAGTATATCCTTTACCAATATCCCATACTCTATCCGATAGCTGTGACTGATTAATAATATTATATTTACCACCCTTTGTCAGAATTTCTAACAACCCACGAGTAGTTTCTGGACCATGGTTTTTAGTTAAAGCTTTGTAATCAGCACTAGCATATTTGCCCATCATAGATTTCCAACCCTGTTTAAGGGAGCCATGACCAGCTGCACCTGCTCCAAATAGATTAGGAATACCACGAATAAGGGGGAATGTAGCAGACATCATTAGAACATGTTCCATTGTAGTTAATGGTTCATAATCTCTGTCTTGTATACGGGACTTAACTGCC